AATTTTTTTAGTTTCCGTGCTAACTATTTTTACGATGAAAATAGTAGGATGCCTAGTCATGTTCACTTTCCTAGTTGGGTGATACGTCCTGATAGTTATGGGAAAATACATAAGCTTATTTATCGTAAAGCTATCAGAGCTAAGAAGGAAGAAGTCTTGGATCTTCCACCGTTAATTTCACAAAAAATTTATGTTGAGCTATCACCAAAAATACGCAAGGCCTATGAAAGTATGTTGGCGAATTTTATCAGCATACTTGATGATAAGGTTGTGACTGCTGAGATTGCGCTTACTAAAACTCTCCGTATGTTGCAAATAGTGAATGGTTTCATTAAAGACGAGGATGGTAAGGAGTCTTCAATTGACTCTCCTAAGAAAGCTGCACTTAAGGAATTACTAAGTGACATTTGCACTCATAGTAAGGTGCTAGTGTGGGCGTGTTTTAAGCAGAATTATGAGCAGATTAGAGATGTTTGCAAGTCCCTTAAAATATCTTATGTGGAAGCTCATGGAGGTACTTCTAATAAACAAAAGTATGCTGCGGTGGATGCTTTTAATAATGATCCAAGTATTAAAGTATTTATAGGTCACCCTGCCAGTTTGGGGATAGGGATAAATCTAGTTCCTGCATCGTATTCAATTTATTTTTCTCGGACATTTTCACTTGAGCATGACATACAGTCCGAAGCTAGGAACTATAGATCAGGTAGTGAGATTCATACTAAGATAACCCGTTATGACCTCGTTGCAAAAGATACTATTGACGAGTTAGTGCTTGAAGCTCTCAAGAATAAAGTCGGCGAATCTGAAAAAATACTCTCCCTTCTAAGAAATAATTTGACATTAGCTAAGTAGTGCCGTACCGTACATCTAATCTCTTGATGAGGTTGAGAAAAAACTAGTGACCGCATCTTAGTATTGGAGGTTTAGTGCTGACCATGAAAGGATGCGGTTTTTTAAAGGAGTCAAAAATGAACAATGAACCGACGGTTAAACAGTTAGAGGCAATGGTTGCCGAGTGTTTTAGATTACGAGAACAATACCAAGAAGCTAAGAAAGTATCAGGTGAGTATTATAAAAAGCTAACTGAAATGCAGAACCAAGTAATTGAAGTACTTACTGAACTTGGAAAGACTAGTTATGTTAGTGATGTAGGCACGTTTAGTTTTAAAGTGCAAGAGTCCTTTAGAGTGCCAAAGACACCCGAAGCTAGGAAAATGTTTTTTGATTTTCTTAAGGAGAAGGGTATTTACGATGATATGATTTCCGTAAATAGTATGACTTTGAATAGTTGGGCTAAGGCAGAAATAGAGTCTAGTGATTCTCTTGACTATCAGATCCCCGGCCTAGAAAAGTCTGAACCCAGTTTTAAAGCTTCGATGAGGGCGAAATGAGATTACCAAACCTTAACCCAATGGCAACTAAAATAAGGCGACTGTGTGAGAAGGAATCTCGTGTAATCTCTCTTTTAAGTTCTCCTGAAAAAGAACGGTATATTGAACAGGCGATACTTGACTTCATTAAGTCAGGTGCGGTATACCTTATACAAACAAAGAACCCACCTGCAAAAAGGTTCATTGAAGAAAAGAATAAAATGTACGGTGGATTTTTAAAACTAATGATTAATTTCAAAGAGTTCCACCCTACTTGTGCTGACTGCAAATACTGGGACTTTCGCAGGACTTGTTTAAAGAATGAAAACTTAAAGGTCAACCACACTGATTATTGTGGGAAACATAGTGATTTAGAAGCGGTAAATATTAAGAAAGAATTAGGAGATTAGAATGACAAAAGAAGTAGTAAAGAAAGAAGAAAGCGCAGTAGTAAACACAAAATTTACTGAAGATCTAGGGATTGACATAACCGATATTACGGTAGGTAGAATCTCGGTTATGCAGTCAATGTCTCAACTTGTTCAGTCAGAAGAAGCTAAGGTTGGAGATATTGTAAACTTGCTTACAGGTGAGAAGATTGCTGACAAACAAAACGCTGCTGAGTTTATTGTAGTGGGTAAACCTTTTTGGTATTGGATTGAAAAGAACGGTGATGAGTTTGTTAGTAGAAATGCAGGTAGGCTGCCAAAGAACTTACCGTATGTAGATGGTAACATCAATAGAATGGAACACCAAAGCTTCTACATCTTACTTGCAAGTGAGTTGAAGGATGGATTTGCAATGCCGCTTGAACTATCCTTTAGATCTAGTAGCATGGCAACAGCAAGAAAGCTTTGTTCGTTTATCGTTAAGTTATACATGATGAATAAACAAGCTCATACTAAAGTATTTAACCTTACCTCACTGGTAAGTAAGAAAGATAAATATACTTGGTACATTCCAAATATATCAGTAGGAAGGGATTCAACGGAAGAAGAAATTTCAATTGCAAATGTTTGGGTGAATACTTTAGCGGCATCTAGTACTAAAGTTACTCATACGGATGATGAGGTAATATCTAAAGGAGAAGTGTTAGATGATACTAGCGACTTTGCAGGTAAGTTCTAAAGAGATTGAGCTTTTTAATAAACGTATTAAAGAACTTGAACTTAAGAAAAACAACTTATATATGTTTCCTGACCTTTCTTCTAATGATATTTGTAGGATTACAAATGAGATTAATGAGTTAATAAAGTTAAATAAGAAGCTAATGTTAGCAGGGAGAAAGCCAAATGAAAGATAGGAATTGCATATATAGTTACCCTAACGATAAAGAGATGGACTGGGTACGAAGCAAGGTAAAACAGTTTAAAAAAAGAGACCCTAAGATAAGTATGTCAAAGGTTATTATTGCTTTGATTAAAGAAAAGATGAAAGATCCAAATAAGAAGTCGTGGGAACCTAGATACTAAGCTCTTGGTCCCGCCCCTTGAAGTAGCCGACCTTGACTGTTGAATAGGGGGTATTGACTCTGCCCCCTATTCTTTTTTTGTCATTGATAAGGAAAATTATGCTAGTCACAGAGAAAGCTTTTCCAGAAGTAATTAAAACAATACATAAGTACAAAGAAATTGCAGTAGATACCGAGACCACTGGTTTATTCCCCTATGCAGGGGATAAGCTATTTGGAATCTCCGTATCTACAAAAGATGAATCATATTATTTTGATTATAATAGTGAGCTTCAGACCGCTACTTTAAGTAGAGAGAAATCACCTATTGCCAATATACTGAACGGTTATGATGGTGTAGTTAATATGCACAATGCTAAGTTTGACATGGCATTTCTTGCAAATGAAGGTGTGGCGGTAGAGGAACTTAAAATTAACTGTACCTATGCTGTTGCAAGGATAGTTGATAACTCAGAGAACTGGTTAACACTAGATCATTTAACTAGAAAACTAGGACATAATAAAAGTGATGAAGTCAAAAAGCATATACTCAAGCATAAACTCTACGAGTGGATACAAAGACCAGGCAAGAAGAAACGGGAAAAGAATCTCTTTTTCTACAAAGTACCTTTGGAAGTGGTGCAGCCCTATGCAGAAAAAGACACAGAAGCGACACTTGCCCTTGCCGATCATCAGTTTAAATCCATTAGAAAACAAAACGGCCTCAAAGGTTTGGACATCAAACTTGATAATTTGCTCCAAAATGAAAGAAGACTTACGAAAGTTTTTTATCGAATGGAACGACGAGGGATAAAGGTAGATGTTAGGTTTGGTTCAGATGGTTATGCTCATGAAACTAAGAAATATACGAAGCTAGCAGACGAGTTTAAGAAATTAACCGGTAAAGATTTTATTGATTCAGGTGTACTATTTGCAATTGTATTTAAGGAAAAAGGGATACCTTACCCGACTACAGCAAAGGGCAACCCTTGCTTTGATAGTGACGCTCTCAAGAATTGTGACCATCCACTTGCAAGTATTATAAAAGGGTATAGGGACTCCTATAAGAAAGCAGGGACGTTTGAAAATATACTCTACTACACTTACGAAGATGTCTTACATTCCAACGCTAGGCAAGCAGGTTGCACCACAGGTAGGGTATCTTACTCCGATCCACCAATGCAGTGTCTTGAAAAAGTAGAAGAGGATGATCCTAGCTACAAAGATAAGTACCTTATCAGAAGGTGCTTTGTTCCTAGAGAGAACTATAAGTTATTCATGCTAGATTATGACCAGATGGAATACAGGATGATGCTCAACTATGCTGGACAACTGGACCTGATAGAAAAGATCAAAGGCGGTTTAGATGTGCATACAGCTACCGCAGAAATGATGGGAGTACCGAGGAAGCAAGCGAAAACGATAAATTTCATGCTTTTATACGGCGGTGGGTCACAAAAGCTTGCTGATGCTTTGGGCGTTTCACTTGACGAGGCCAAATGGCTTAAGGAAAAATATTTTAGTGTTTTGCCTAAAGTAAAGTCCTTAGTAAGTAGCTGTCAAAGTGTAGTTACCAGTAGGGGGATTATTCATAACTGGTTTGGTAGACGTTATCATATAGACTCTGACTTCTGCTATAAAGCACCTAACTATCTCATCCAAGGTGGTTGTGCTGATTGGATAAAAGTAGCTATGGTTAACATAGACAATTTTCTAAAGGACAAGAAGTCTAAAATGCTCTTGCAAGTGCATGATGAACTTTTATTTGAAGTACACAAAGACGAAGAAGAAATAGTGCCAATATTAAAATATATTATGGAGTCGGTCTCTTATGAAGATCCACATTTGCACTTGCCATATACGGTGGGTGTAGATTGGAGTGATAAGAACTGGCAAGATAAACAGGAGTGGTTAGTATGAAAGTATCTTTTACACCATCTGATAAGGATATACTTAAAAATCCACTAGAAGATATTGAAGTTGGAATCATTACGAACTATGAGCTTGCTAGTAAGCTTAAAGTATTTCCTGTCGCTGAGTGTAAAGATGGGGCTGCTTATTTTATTTTAAACGGTGAAGTTAGAGCAGTTATTACAAATATAGAACTTGAAAATAAACAACCTTGGGAGGGGTAATGGAAGAACTGGATTATAAGATAGAAATAGAAGATACAGTAAAGAATAAAATT